TCGTGAATCCTTAACCGATAAACTTTGCACAATGCTTTTCAGTGACGGAACTGGAAACGGTGGAAAGGATATGTCCGGATTGAAGAACTCAATTCAGGACGGAACGGTGTCGGCTACTTACGGCGATATTACGCTCGGAACATATACTTGGTTTAAAGCCAATTATACTGCTTCCGTTGGAAGTCTGATGTTGTCCGATTTTGCGACAATGTTTGATAGTTGTGAAAGTGGTTCAGATACTCCTAGCATTATCCTTACGACCAAATTGGTAAAATCTGCTTATGAGGCTTTGCTTCAAAATCAGGTTCGTTTCCAAATGGTGGACGGAAAGGTGTCTGCTGACGGTGGTATTTCCACCTTGTCTTTCAGAACTGTTCCGATATTGGCTGATGAGTATTGCACAACCGGAGATGTGTATTTCATTAACGAGAAATACTTAACTCTGTATTATATGAAGCATCCTAAATTCCCGACTGACGCCAAGGGATTTGCTGTTTCTCCGATGAGAGAGCCAGTTGATCAGGACGGTGAAGTGGGATTTATCTTCTCATATCTGCAGTTAGTTAATCGTCAACCTCGCAGAAGTGGTCGCTTAGCTGGCGTAACGGCCTAGTTAACGAATGTTAACTCCGGGTCGGAGGGTTAACATAGCCTTTAATCAATAAATCCAAAGTGTAAAATTATGGCTATTGCAGAAACAAGTCGTATGAAAACGACTTTCGGTAATAAAAAAATTCTTACAATCATTGGGACTTTCGCTTCCGGAGATACTTCGGGAACGATTGAAACTGGACTGGTCGCTATTGACCACGTTTCAGCCGCCTTTGTTGACATACTGGACAAAACAGTCAATCCGACTGTTTCAGGTGGAACTGTCACTCTGACAGTAACAAACCCAGGTGCGACAAAGATTTGGAGAATGTTTGTTATCGGACATTAGAAGTAGAGTTTTAATTCGTGTAATAAAGTTTTAATCCTATGGGTGGAGAATTATCGAGAGATGTTTCCGTTGAAGACGGAACAGGAATCCTTGGGGCTAGGAAACGAGTTGGAGCAAATGAGTATATTTGCTTGAATGTTCCAGCTACAACGGCTGCAGGAACTCCAATGGTGGTTTCATACGATGGTGATGAATCCTCATTGGTGAAAGCGGTTGCTCCGGCTACACTGGCTGTGTATCAGGAAATCGCAATCGTGCCTAGACTGATCGGCGCAGCTGCCGAGAATGTCTGGTGTCAAACGAGAGGTATTTGCGAAGCGCTTTGCGACGGAACTACCGATATTGCTAAGGATGCGTTTTTGGAATTAGTCAATGCTGAAACAGCTTTGATTAGCGACTCAACCGCTCGCAGCGTAAACTCCGTAGCTATCGCTACCGAGGCTTATACCGCTACTCCTGACGCTCTAACTACCGTTATGATGCTTGGAGATCGGGTTATTATTGCAGCTTCCTAATAGTTGCTTGCTGATTGCTCTCATCTGCTATTTGGGAGCAATTGCGGAGGTAATTATTTAAAATTAAACAAGTATGGAGGAAAAAAAAGAGGAGCAGTCCTTTGAAAACGCAAAAATTGTCATAGCAACTCCGTCCGTGAGAGCGGAAGTGCCTATGCAGTTCTATCAGTCAGTAATGGCGATGGTTCTAAAGACGAGGGAGAAATACCCGAATATGAAGTTTGCTACCCTTTCTGTAGGAAACACTTATGTTCACCAAGCACGGCAAGCTATGGTTGATGAGTTTTTGGAAACAGAAGCCGACTATATGCTTTGGATTGATGACGACAATATCCCACCGGAAGACGGACTGATAAGACTGCTGGAAGATAAAAAAGATGTAGTGAGTGGGCTTTATTTCAAGCGCCGAGCGCCATTTGAGCCTTTGATTATGATGCAGAGAGAGCAGGGGATAGGTTCAGAGAGGCGTTCCGATATTTTCCGAGAGGGTAAAAAGGAACTCTTGAAGATCCATTCCACCGGATTCGGCTTTATTCTAATAAAGCGAGAGGTAATGGAGAAGATGAGAGAGGCGAGAATGCCTCATTTCTCAATGAAAGTGGGATTGGGAGAGGATATTTGGTTCTGCGTCCAAGCTAGAGGCGCAGGATATGATATTTGGCTCGATCCGTCCGTTGAGGTCGGACATTTGGGAGATAAGCCGGTTATCACAAGCAAGACTTACTTGGATTATTACGAAACCCATATCCAAGACCTAGTGAAAAAAGCTGACAAGATTCAGGGATATATGACACTAAAGGAATTGGAAGTGCTGGTAAACGAGGCGGCTAACTCTGATCTGACGATTGAAGTAGGAAGCTGGAAAGGAAGATCGTCAACAGTATTGTCGGCTTCCGGGAAACTGGTTTGCGTGGACACCTTTGACGGAGTATTAGACGGACACGGAAGAGCGGAAGAGGGAGTGTTTATGGAGTTCCTCAAAAATATGGATAAATTCACCAATGTTAGTTATTTGAAAGGAAGATCCACTGAATTAGCCAAGAATTTCCCTAATGAGCGTGCTGATCTGATACTGATTGACGGAGATCATAGTTACGAGGCTTGTCTAGCGGATCTGACCAGCTATTGGGAAAAGTTGAAAGTCGGAGGGAAAATGCTTGTTCACGATTACGAGGATAACTTTATTCCGGTGAAGAATGCGATAAAAGACTTTGAGCAGACAGTGAGAGTGGAATGCGTTGGTCGAGTTATTCCCAATACCACGTTATACGAGTTGGTAAAAATTTAGTAGTTAAACATTAAATATAACAAATCTATGGCAACGAATGTAGTTGACATCGATCAAGTCCCACCAGATATAGACGATTTGGCGGTTGGCGTGATCAAAAACCCATTAACCGAGGACTTTTCTCACGAGTGGGCAGGTAAAATGCAGACCATTCCGGCTGCAACAGTAGAGGGTAAAGTAAAAGTGGAGGGAAGAAAGCAATTCCCACTGCCGGTAGCAGTCCACTTGGCGAAACATTTAGCGGAAAAGATTATCCGAGATGAGTTTCGCAAGAAGATAGCGGCTATCAAAGATCCTAAGGAGAAAGAATTGGAATCAGGTAAACCAATTCCTGATTACAAGGGCAGGATCTGGGAGAAGATGAAAGAATTAGTCGAAACCGATAGCGACTTCTTCGAGGAAAAAGGGTTAGGAAATGACGGAAACAAAGAAAAGTTCATAAAATAGCATATAGCAAGGGATGATGTAGTTCCCTTGCGAAAGGTAGTCAGTTTCCTCCACTGACTGCCTCTCTCTAGGGAGCTAGTATAATTTATTAAACTTAAAAAAATGATTGAAAGTATCACACAAGCCAAAACAGCCAATACTCCAGCCATTGTTACCAGCGAGGGAACGGCACTGGACGCTAACGCAAACCGCAAGGGGTTTATGATTCAGAACGTAGGAACTGGAGTAATCTATGTTCGCTTTGGAGCAGGTGCTTCCGCTACTGTTTTTCACCTTGTTCTAAAAGGCGGAACAGGAGATAAGGACGGAAACGGTGGATCATATAGCCAAATGGAGGGAACAGTTTATCAGGGTATCGTTTCGGTTGCCGGAACTTCGCCTAAATTTGTAGTTACAGAATTAACTCGATAATAAAAAGTTATGATAACTAACCCAGAAAACTCTGTTCCGCTTCCAGAAGATATTAAAAAGACTTTGGAAACGGCAAAAAAGCAGATTGCGACCAACGAACAGGAACTTATAAACATTCAAAAGGCAAGACTGGCCGAGGAATACGCCGTCAGAGAATTGCTAAAGAGCAAAGAAGTCCTTTTGAAAGAAGTTTCTGAATTGGAGAACAAGATCGCCGGAGCAAACGAGAAAGCTACCCAGATTCAGACCCACAATTCCTCATTGTCGAGGCAAAATTCAGTTCTCGAAGAGGCTTATTCCGTTTTATCCAAGAAAATCGAGGAAAAGAAAGCGGAAAATCACGTTAAAGAGTTGGAATTAGACGCACTTTCAAGCAAACTCTCAACTGAAAAGGAAAAATTAAACATTCTCAAGGAGGAATTAAGCATTAAAGAAGCGCGAATCACTAACTTTAATGAGAAGTTGAAGAATGTTATTGCGCAGTTTTAGTTATGGGAGTAATGGAACAAGGCGGAGCGGATATATTCGGACTAGCAAAGGAATCAACCTTGCTAGAGATTAAGGATGCCTTGGCAGGTGGGATTAATCCGGCAGATTATCCATTCCATAACCTTGACAAGACCACGACTACTTCAGTTCTCTATATCGGGAAGTTGAAACAAGACGGCACTTGGCTGGTGCAGAAATTCGACAAGACTTCAACTGAAAACCCAATGACCTATGCCAATCTCTCCAATAACGCAACTCGGTTGACTTATGCGCTGGCTTGGGCGAATAGGGCTACTTTAACATACGGATTATTAAGCACTTTAACCTAACATTATGACAAATGTAACCCTAAAAAACGTTACCTTGGAGGGGCAGAATGCTTCCATTATGGTTGAGTTTGAAAACGGAGAAACGAGAAATTATCGCTATCCAGTCGAGGAATATTCTTTGGCTAAACTAGCGTCAGATGTAATCGCCCAGATCAATGCCTTTAATTCAATCGAGGCGAAATTCGCTCCTATTAAATCATTGGTTGGTAAAACATTTCAGTTAGTAAACGGAAATCTATCAGAAGTAAAATAAATGAAATACACCAAGAAACTAGATATTGAAATAGACGATATGGTCATCATTGACTTCAACCGAAGCGGTGATTATTGGATTCGGAGCAAATACCGAGATATTTTAAATGAAGACGGATATAGCGTAACAATGTCTGACAATTGGAAAGTTAATTTCAGAATGAATTTCAGAACTTTCTGGCTATTGTTCAAAATGATTATCATTCAGGAGCAAAGAGTTAACGGAGATTGGCTGATTACGAAAGCGATTCATTGGATTCAATTTGCCTATTCAAGTGTCTGCTTTTTCTTCCGCAAGGTGTTTATGCCCGGAACAGTGATTGATCCGTTGGAAGCAGACGGACAGGGGATAGTTTTAAAAGACGGTAACAAATATTACAAGATAGGAAAAGAATAATATGGCAGTATTGGTCGCTATCAGTCCTAATCATACCCTTACCAGCCCCGACTGGCGTGTTTCTTATGCCTATAACATCTCTCCGCAAGGAGGTGATACGGCCTTAACTTCTCCTCAAAATGTTCCTTTAGCTTTTGCGTCTAACTCAAATATGGTTGGAGTAGATATAGCATTATCTTATCCGACTATCGGTTCAGCCGTTTCCGACAGGGATATAACCGTTAAACTTCAACAGTATGTCGCTGGTGCTTGGGCTGATGTAGTCGGGGCGACTGTAACTAAAACGGCTGCGGTGATCAGAAACTCGGCAACTCTAAACTCCAAGGGATATTTTCTGGTAAAGTTTGATCTACCAACCCCGATAGCCGTGACAACTGCTGCTTCTACTTGGAGGTTGGTTGTCAGTCAAGGTGCTGGATCAAATAACTGGTATCTCCGCTATTCTTCAGCTGGGAACTTTGCTCACGTTACTTATTCAGATGTTACCGGAACTCCCTCAAGTGGAAATGACGCTCTGATAGTTGCTGGGGATACTGCCAAATGCACAATCAATTCAACCTTTGCTACCAAAGCTTATTTGGGAGCAGGTGAAACTACTGTCGGTTATTCTGTTTGGCTTGGAAGAAATACTGATCCGACAGTGGCGAATGTTTGCAATTTAGTCTGGGAAAATCCACCGGCTTCTTCTTATACTTTTACGATTGACGGATGTATAGCCTTTAGCACTCACTCTGGTTTCAGGATAGGAACTTCCGCACTTCCGATACCGATAGCGCAACAAGCAAGAGTAGTTATAAATAGAACTCCCAGCGTTGGAAGCGTTGGAAATGTCGGATTCGTTGATATTCAGCACGTGGCTTCTGGATCGGATTATGGAAGCCGAATGAGTTTGATGTTCTATGGAGAGGTTTTGACAAAGCAAGAAACCACCTTGGCTTACGATTCTATTATTTCAGGAGCGGCGACCATTAGTATTGCTTCTCCGGCTCAGATTACTAAGGCTGGGGTCTTATCTGGAAGAATTTGTCCAGTTAAATTCACCACTACTGGTGCTTTGCCGACTGGAATAGTGGCTGGAA